TTATTCCTCTAATTCTTCATTTACTTGACCATAAATTAACAGGGTGAAAACACCTGTACCACCTAAAATATTACCAAGCGTGGTTGGAAGTAAGAACTGAAAACAAAACTCACTCAGAGAAACCTGACCTTGCCAAACCAAATACGCAACTTCAACAGAGCCAACAACTACATGGGTAAAATCACCTAAACCAATCAGATAGGTTAATAAAAAAATCAATAAAATCTTATTGTTAACAGAAGGTAACATCCAAACGAGTGCAGCAATGAGTAAACCAGACATTGTACCTTTAAGAAAGTTTTCCCAAGCAGAAAATGAAGCAACATGATGCGCAATCTCATTTAGTGCATGATCCACTTCAGGCGTAAATAGTGCTGTTGTGAGAAAAAATAGACTCGATAAAAAAGTTCCGACCACATTGGCAGTAATAACAATACTCCAAAGCCGACCCACGGCTTTAAGTTTTGCGAAGCTAAAGGGTTTAAATAACGGAATAACGGTTGTGATGGTATTCTCTGTGAAAAGCTGCATGTGTCCTAAAATTGCAATAATAAATCCGATGGTATATCCAATATTCGTGACTAAATCTTTCCAAACTGCATCTACTGGTAAATAAGAACCAATTACAGCTTTAAACACGAAAGAAAAACTCATGACTAATCCAGCTGTGATACCAGAGAAAATGAGTGCATTTAACGGACGACTCAATTCTTCAACACCATCACGACGGATAATTTCATAGACCAGTCGTGGTGATAATTTTTCTTGTTCCTCAACGGCTAATTTTTCTTGCCAACTTAGCTTAGGATCAATTTCCATTTCAGCTTTAACTTGTTTTCGTTCAGCATCACTCATTTTTTTCATCCTTGTATTTAGTCATTTACTTATAGTTGGTCAGCGCAATTGTTGAAGCGTTTCAATTTATAGAGTAAACCAAAAAAGAAGGAATTACGTGAGGAAATTAGAACGTATAGATCACAGAAAACTCTAGGATAATAAAATACATATAATTTCGCATAATGTAGCGTGATTATGTTATTTGCATCACACTTTGACAAATAAAAAGCTATGTTATCAATAACATAGCTTTTTTGTTTTTTGTCAAAGTTGCGATAATCGCAAGATGCACAGTGATGCATTTAACATCAATCTGCATTATGCGAAATCGGCAGACTAGGGGAGTCCACGCTTTCTGGTGGTGGACTCTAGTCTCAAATTTGAGAATTTTACCCTAATTAACTTTCTACAACTTTTAAATTACCGCTTGCAGTAAGCTCAACGTTGTTGATGCACTGCTCTAAAATAATGTGAACAAGCTCACTTTCCTTAATTGGCATTAAGTTTTTATTAATCAGTTGCTTATTCAATTCAATGCATTTTTTACGAAGCATTTCTTGCTCTTTGTCATTCATTCGAACAGTAATAGCCATTTTTTAAACAATCTGTATTCAACTAACATGTAGCCAATAATACTTGTATACATGTAATTTGTACTTGCTATTCATGTGAACATGTATTAAATTTTCTCAAATGTAATATGTATACATGTTTAAATGGTTGGATAAAATGCTAGATCATCTATGTATAAATGCTCATTTCGAATCCAGTTTTTATTCTTTGAATGAAAGCGGTGAGTATTTTTTGATAGATGTTGATCTCTTCTCATTAGAGATTCCTTTGGCATCACGTTCAGTTCATAAAGACGATCAAGGCAACATTAATAATTCATCACTGTTTCATCCTTACGAGCAGTTACCAACAAGCTATACAGGTATGGCTTTAAAAGTATTTCTTGATTCAAGCTATGCACCTTACATACAGATCAAAGCTAGTCCTGCAAAGATACGTCAAGGTCACAATGTTTTCGGCGATGATGATATCGAGATGGGTGCATTTGAAATGATCGGCTTCTTTGCCGAGGCATATCCTACATTGGCACGTATGATCGATTGGAAAACAGCATGGGTTTCACATATCGATGTTACTTATTCAGCCCGAGTAGGTGACGAACATACAGCCAAGAAATTGCATGACTTTATGCGTCGCGTTACTAATGGCCAGACGCAATTGAGCCAGAAGCAAATGGATAACACGATCTACTGGGGTGGACAGCATTCACGTTTGATCAACATCAAGTGCTATCTTAAACATACTGAATTTATGGAACAATTTAAGGAACAGCAAGCATTAGCAAAGAAGAATGATAAAGCTGCAATGCGTGTTGTTCAAATTATGTCTGACAGTCGTCTGGTGAACTGGACAATTGGCATTATGCGTTTTGAAGCTCGTTTAAAAAAGCGTTGGTTAGAACGTGCGGGCATACCTACAAATCTCTTTGAACTTATCAAATTTCAGCGTAAAAACCCTGAGATATTACAAGCACTTTGGACTAAAGCAACTCATAGCATTTTTGAAGCCATGAAAGGTCAAACTATGAAACTTACTGACGATAAAAGTGTTCTTGAAGCAATCTCCAGAAGTGCTGTGGTAGTTACAAACTCTGGAAAGGTTTCTCAAACACGCATCCGAAATATATATGCAACATATTGTCTCATACGTGAACAGGGCTTAGATGAATTATCTAAATTACTACCTAAGCCTACGTTTTATAGACATATTTCAGAATTATGTGAGTGTGGCTTCTCTAAAGCTTTCTTGCAGAACTTGCATGACAACAAGTCATCAAATGTCATTCCTTTTATGAAGCTCGTAGAAATCGACTTTTCACAACAATTGCCTGAGTGGTATCAGCCACCAGTATCGCAATTTAACTATTCAATCGCATAGGTGAGCACATGAACACATCACAACAACCAATCATGACAGTAACAGGCATCCGTAAGGCTGCGGGTGACTTTGAAGACGCAAAGGGTAAAACCATTGAATTTTCAAATACCGTTGTAACTGTTCTACAAGACTATTCAGAACGTGAGAAAGAACAAGGCGCAATCGGTAAAAAATCAACGGATTATAAAATTAAAGGCGCTCAGTTTTTTACTGACTATATGCATCAGCAATTGCCTGCAAAAGCTAAGATGATTTTCGATTGGGATTTTACTGGTAAGACGCCACGCGCTGTTCTTATCGCATTAGATTTTGAAGCGGATGACGAGCCATGAAAATCTATATCGGCAATCATAAATCTAAACTAGGTTTAAAAACCTATTACAAATCAAAGGCATAAAATACACCATTTCGTATAATGTATAATATGTCAATAAAAACAACAACTTAGGTAAAATAATGATGACACAGTATCAATATAAGTGCAAGAAATGCGGGCAAACATTCACCGTCCACGCGCAATACTGTGTCCATTTTTTACAGTGCAGAGGCTAAAAATGACACCCGAAACTATGCAACAACTACTCAAAGTTATAGCACTCGCCATTTGCATGCTACTGCTAGGGGCCGTTTATTTTTACTCTCAGCCTCAAATTTAAGGATTCAAAAAAATGGCGTATCTATGCGAAGTGATAGATCAAACAACAAACCAGTGTACGCAGTGGGTTGCGACTTTTAACTGGCTAGATATCGCTATCACAGGGAATCAATCAGTAGCCATATGCGCTGCAATTGCTTCCTATTTTTCAGTCTGCTGGATCATGAAAGAATCACGACGAGCAGTCAAATAAAGGAGAAGTTCTTATGAACGAAAAGCAAAAAACCAACAATGCTTTGCTAAAAAAATTGTCTGTAGGCGCAACTGCTGCATCTCTTGGCGCTGCTGCCAATGCTGCTGTAATTGAGTTCGACACGACAGGAATTTTAGCAAACATTTCATCAGGTGAAGCATTCGCAATCACTTGCGGACTTGCATTCATTGGCTTAGCTGCAACGATTTCAGTGTTGCGCAAAGGTCGTGGCGCAGTACGTTAATCAACAAAATAAAGGCGTTGCTCTTCTGCGCGAACCCGCTGAGCGCGGAGAGAGCAGCGCCTTTTTTATTGGAGTAACTCAAATGGATGAACCTAGCGTTATTAACTGGTTTTTCGTTTTCATTTTTTATCAGGGTATGAAAATACTTTTCGGGAGATAATATGAAAAGAATATTAGTATCAATCCTGTCATTCTACATAGCACTTGCTCCAGTAATAACAAACGCCGGAACACTCGGCGGTTGGACATACAGTAATCCAATTTCAAAGGGCGCATCTGCTGTTATCTCAGCAACAAAAAACGTTGTTATTAACGGCAAAGACTTTATAAAAACAGGTACAGCTACAATTACCCCTACGGCTGCACAAGTTGCAAAAACATTCGGGAAAACAGCAGGCGCTTTAGCTTTATCAGTAGCAATTGAACAGATACTTGGAACAGTTGACTGGGTACTTGATCCTGAAAATAATCAAATCAAATATGCAGTTACTTATTGTCCCGCTGGTGATCCGGATTGCGGAAAATATCTTTGGGGTAACTCATCAGTATCATCACGTAAATATCCAACATCCGAAGCTGCATGCAATGCTATTAAAACTCTTGGCGGTGGTTTCGCAAACTATGTATTTAAATCACTTCAAGGTACAACTTGCGTCTATGACTACAATGGTGAAAGACGTACAGCAACAGTTTACAAAGTAGATAATCCCGACTACGTAGAACAAAAAGAGACTAAATATTTACCCCTTTCAACAGTTGCATCGACCGTAATTGACAACGCAAAAACCGGTCAACCAAAAGCTCAAGCAGCAATTATGCAAGCTGCCACAGACATACTCGCTGAAGCAGAAACAGACAGTACAAAAGCACGTCCGATCACTAATCAACTTGAACAATCAGCAGAAACTAAACCCGCTGATGCTGTTGATGCACTTAAACAAAATGCTGGAACAGCAAAAACAACAAATCCCGATGGAACAACCGCAGAAACAGAATTTGAAATGCCTGTTGCCTGTACATGGATGCCTCTCGTCTGTCAGGCTGCATCAGTTGTTATTACTAAGCCCCAAGAATGGGCTGATGCTGTTGTTGATTGGGTTGCTGAAAAAGATGTACCAGCAAAGTCAACACAAGACATTAATCTACCTGATACACCAACAACTCCAAAAACTGTAAATGTTAATTGGGGTTCACAGTGCCCTGATCCTACAACAACAACGATTACATTCATGGGTCAATCAAAAGACCTACAAATCATCAGATATGACTTCATATGCGAATGGGCTTGGGTTGTAAAAGCTTCAGTAGTCGCTCTTGCTTCCATAGGCGCTGTATTCATTATTGCGGGAAGAAAAAGCTAATGTGGAAGATTCTCTACAACTTACTTGATGTATTTGCCAATAACTCAGTACGTTCCCTCATCACATCAATGGGCATCGGTGTTATATCGGGTGCATCTGCATACCTTTTACTGAGCGAATATATTAATTCTGCAATTGCACAAGCTTCAACAATGCCAATGTTGGGTTTATTAAGCATGTTTGGTTTAGATACAGCTTTATCAATTACTTTTGGCGCAATACTTACACGCGGAAGTTTAGAAGCCTCTAAGCTTTCTTTCGCACGGAGATAAACATGCCAACTAAATTAATTACAGGACAGCCAGGCAACGGCAAAACTCTATATGCTGTATCACTCATATTGGAAGCTAAAAAAACAGGTCGCCCGATTTACTCAAATATCAATGGTCTTGATATTGAAGGCGTCGAACCTATACCTGTCAATGCCAAAGGTGAGCTAGATTGGACTTTAACAGAACAAGGTGATGAAGCTACAGGTGTCTTTGGTGCATTGGTAGTATATGACGAGACTCAAAAACTTCCATATTTTGCTTATAAACCAAAAGAAAAATTATCTTCAAACCCTTTAATTACAAAACTAGAAGACCATCGTCATTTCGCTTATGACTTTATTTTTATTACTCAAAGCCCTAAGTTTTTACATCTACACTTACTTGAACTAGTAAACGAGCATTATCACGTCAAACGCCCTATGAACCGCGCTCAAGCTGAAATACATAAGCACCGCGGTTATTCAATGAATCCTGAAACTGTCGCAGCTCAGGAACGTGCTGAAGATATTTTTAAATTTGCCTATCCAAAGGAATTATTTCAGTACTACAAATCGACCGAGATTGTCACTAACAGCAAAATACAAATCCCTAAGTATATTAAGAAATTAATTTTTATTATTGTCGCTTGCTTACTAGGCATTATTTACCTTGTTTTCTTCAAAGATAATCAAATCTTTGGTCATATGATGGGTAAAGATAAAGAACCTAAAAAAGTAGAAACAACACAATCTAAAGATTCAACTGGAGGATTGATAGCAAATGCCGTCACAGGTGCAAAACCTGACTTAAATATAGAATGCAGAAAGGGCGTTAATGTTGAAAAGCCTGAATGCGTAGCTTGGTTTAACAATCTGACAAAATCCAATGGATCTGTCGCATCAATGTCTATGAACGGACAACAAGTTCAATATGACCCAACTCAACCTTTTAAAACAGAGCAGATTCAAGAACAAATCACATATACAGTATCTTCAAAACCTGTTTTCTCAGGTTGTACAAAAATCAATGGCAAATATCAAGCATACACCCAGCAGGGTACAAAAATTGAAGTAAAGCAATCGGATTGTAAAAACCTGATTGAAAATAATGATAGACCATATAACTATTTTGCTCAGGATCAAAACAATGGATTTAATACTCAAGCAAATAATACGACAAATAATCAGATTTCTAGTCAACAAAATACTGCGCAAACTGTTTCCAAAATGACACCAGAACAATATGCAAAATATCTTCAATATTTAGAGCAACAAAATCAGGCACAAAATTATGTACAAGATAATTTAAGACATAACCCAATCAATGGGGCACACGCATTATGATCACTACATTTAATATTTCATTTCTTTATTTTTTAATAGACATACAGTTAAACTGGTTATTCCATTTAACCTTCAACACTCTAATTCTTCTCCCATTATTTTGTTTCAACAAAGCGTTTCAAATCATCTTTTTTGATGACTACTAAACCGACTATATGCATAACATGGTTTTCTTAAACGAAGCATTCAGGGGAATTTGGTCACAACATGCCAAAATTTAACTATTTCATATATTTGAGTGACCAAAGGCGTAGTCTATGCGTAGTGACATACAAAAATTCAATGCTCTGAAAAAGGGTTCGAATTAGCTCTAAATTTTACAACCGTTATTGAAAAAGCTCACAAGATATAAAGGCTCACTTAAAAAAGCGCGCGCCACTTTTACACCAAAATTCTGAATGTACACGATTTGAAAAAGCCCTTCTGGTGATTCGAAACCGTCTTTGATGTTCCTGAAAAAAAATTAAAAATAAGTTTAAAAAAATTATGATTAAATTCAGCTCTGTCAAAAGTGTGAATAAAGGTTTTTTCTGTTGAGAAATATGTGGGTAAATCAACGTATAACAGTTTTATCGTTATGCGGATTTATCCACATATTTATCAATAGTTAAAAAAAACCGTTCCGGAGGATTATTCATGCTTTTGCGCTGAATTGTTTTTTTAACTTATAATTTTTGCAGGTACATAGGTTAGAATCATTGCTTTGAAAATCAAAAAATGAAGAAAGTTGAAAAAGTGGCGCGCGCGTATTTTTTAGGGAATATATCGCAGTTGAGCTTTGAAATAAAAAAAGGTTAAAATTTAAGCTCTAGGAGGCTTAAATGTCCAGAGCAGAAAATAAGGATCAAACATGACAACACATAGCATTATTTCAATATTATTCTATTTATTTCTAATTTTGTATTTCGCATTTCATGTACATCAGTTTGCACGTGAAAACTTAGATTAATCTTTGTATTGGCATTTTCTTCCATAAGATTCTTGTCCCGGAGAGATCCTGAAGAAAATTAAGTTATTGATTTTTCGTATACCCAAAAATTTAGGATTGGCAAATTATGACACCACTCAATTTACTTTTACTTATTCACTTCACATGTGGCCTTGTAGCGGCAATTGCATCTCCTTTCGTCTTTTATTCTTTATTCAAACCTATCAAATATAAATAGTATTGCATTTCGCATAATGTAGCGTGATTATGTTATTTGCATCACACTTTGACAAATAAAAAGCTATGTTATCAATAACATAGCTTTTTTGTTTTTTGTCAAAGTTGCGATAATCGCAAGATGCACAGTGATGCATTTAACATCAATCTGCATTATGCGAAATCGGCAGACTAGGGGAGTCCACGCTTTCTGGTGGTGGACTCTAGTCTCAAATTTGAGAATTTTACCCTAATTAACTTTCTACAACTTTTAAATTACCGCTTGCAGTAAGCTCAACGTTGTTGATGCACTGCTCTAAAATAATGTGAACAAGCTCACTTTCCTTAATTGGCATTAAGTTTTTATTAATCAGTTGCTTATTCAATTCAATGCATTTTTTACGAAGCATTTCTTGCTCTTTGTCATTCATTCGAACAGTAATAGCCATTTTTTAAACAATCTGTATTCAACTAACATGTAGCCAATAATACTTGTATACATGTAATTTGTACTTGCTATTCATGTGAACATGTATTAAATTTTCTCAAATGTAATATGTATACATGTTTAAATGGTTGGATAAAATGCTAGATCATCTATGTATAAATGCTCATTTCGAATCCAGTTTTTATTCTTTGAATGAAAGCGGTGAGTATTTTTTGATAGATGTTGATCTCTTCTCATTAGAGATTCCTTTGGCATCACGTTCAGTTCATAAAGACGATCAAGGCAACATTAATAATTCATCACTGTTTCATCCTTACGAGCAGTTACCAACAAGCTATACAGGTATGGCTTTAAAAGTATTTCTTGATTCAAGCTATGCACCTTACATACAGATCAAAGCTAGTCCTGCAAAGATACGTCAAGGTCACAATGTTTTCGGCGATGATGATATCGAGATGGGTGCATTTGAAATGATCGGCTTCTTTGCCGAGGCATATCCTACATTGGCACGTATGATCGATTGGAAAACAGCATGGGTTTCACATATCGATGTTACTTATTCAGCCCGAGTAGGTGACGAACATACAGCCAAGAAATTGCATGACTTTATGCGTCGCGTTACTAATGGCCAGACGCAATTGAGCCAGAAGCAAATGGATAACACGATCTACTGGGGTGGACAGCATTCACGTTTGATCAACATCAAGTGCTATCTTAAACATACTGAATTTATGGAACAATTTAAGGAACAGCAAGCATTAGCAAAGAAGAATGATAAAGCTGCAATGCGTGTTGTTCAAATTATGTCTGACAGTCGTCTGGTGAACTGGACAATTGGCATTATGCGTTTTGAAGCTCGTTTAAAAAAGCGTTGGTTAGAACGTGCGGGCATACCTACAAATCTCTTTGAACTTATCAAATTTCAGCGTAAAAACCCTGAGATATTACAAGCACTTTGGACTAAAGCAACTCATAGCATTTTTGAAGCCATGAAAGGTCAAACTATGAAACTTACTGACGATAAAAGTGTTCTTGAAGCAATCTCCAGAAGTGCTGTGGTAGTTACAAACTCTGGAAAGGTTTCTCAAACACGCATCCGAAATATATATGCAACATATTGTCTCATACGTGAACAGGGCTTAGATGAATTATCTAAATTACTACCTAAGCCTACGTTTTATAGACATATTTCAGAATTATGTGAGTGTGGCTTCTCTAAAGCTTTCTTGCAGAACTTGCATGACAACAAGTCATCAAATGTCATTCCTTTTATGAAGCTCGTAGAAATCGACTTTTCACAACAATTGCCTGAGTGGTATCAGCCACCAGTATCGCAATTTAACTATTCAATCGCATAGGTGAGCACATGAACACATCACAACAACCAATCATGACAGTAACAGGCATCCGTAAGGCTGCGGGTGACTTTGAAGACGCAAAGGGTAAAACCATTGAATTTTCAAATACCGTTGTAACTGTTCTACAAGACTATTCAGAACGTGAGAAAGAACAAGGCGCAATCGGTAAAAAATCAACGGATTATAAAATTAAAGGCGCTCAGTTTTTTACTGACTATATGCATCAGCAATTGCCTGCAAAAGCTAAGATGATTTTCGATTGGGATTTTACTGGTAAGACGCCACGCGCTGTTCTTATCGCATTAGATTTTGAAGCGGATGACGAGCCATGAAAATCTATATCGGCAATCATAAATCTAAACTAGGTTTAAAAACCTATTACAAATCAAAGGCATAAAATACACCATTTCGTATAATGTATATTATGTTAAATAGAATATCTGAAACTATGGCCTACACAACGCTGTTTGTTGCCACAGTTCAGTAACGTGATGAAAATATAAGTTATGCAGAAATCATACCGCTACTCGACTTGCGTATTAGTCCAAGCCTACGCAAGTCTGCGTGATTTAAAAGTTACCAATTTATAATCAGGATTAAATCATTTTAAAAGTAACTTTAAAACTTAAAATAAAACATGGCTAAGGTTTATAAAATTCGAGATGACGAAGTTGACAGCATCAAAGAAGCTTTGATGAAGTTTGTCATTGAGAAAAAAGTTTTAATGAAAGAATCTGATGTAATTCATGCTTTTATCAAGTATCACCTTAAGAATCTAAAGGCTGATGAAGTTATAAAATATCGCGAAGAAGTACTTGATAAGATAGATTAATCTAGATTCAAACCACCAATGAACCTATGCCCTGTTCGAGAGTATTCGTTAATGTTTAAAGAGTGGCAAATTGAGATAAATCTTTAAAAACCAATATGATATATATTGGATATACAAGATATATAGTCTTGCAATGCAAGATATATAATTTTGGTTTTTGAAATCTTTAAAAAATAATGACTTAAGCTTTTTTGTTATCGAAATGTAAAAATGATAAGAGTCCACCATTAAAATATGTGGACTCTATTTTATCTATATGAAGCTTCTGACTGTTTTACTTTAACATCTTTCACCCCCAATGCATTCAGAGCTAGTATTACCCCCATTGGATGAGCTTGATTTTTAGGTCCTAAAATAACTTCTTTAATAGGATTACTATCGTAAAAAAAATCAATATCAATATAAGCAGTTGGAACACTTCCATTCATTCTATATTTAATATCATAGTTCTCACATTCTTTCCCATTCGCTGTACCTCCTCCAAACATATATTTCGGATTATTCTCATCTGATGTATCGAGCACAGCAATGTGTATTAATCTAGTTTCCAGCTCCTCATTGAATGCTGAATTCTTAAAACAAGATAAATTCACAGCAAACTCAGTACAAATATCTTCAAAATCTTGAGAATCATGAGTTGCTTTACTATTCTCAACTTCAAATATTGCTTTTACAAAAGCTTTTACAATTTTTTTTTGTTCTTCTTTGTCATATATGACTTTTAAAATGCGAACAGGCATTTTTAATAAATCATTTGCAGAAAAGCCGATACTATAACCCGTAGCATCAGAAGCGTAAGCACGCCATTGACTTAATACATCTCCATCTTTTGATAGGCAACAGGCTAATTTTAAAAAGGTGAAACTAGCCATATGTAATACTGAATCTATTCTATCAATAAAATCTTTATGTATTTCTTCAGCTTGCAATAAGTCATTTGCAACTTCAATCCATATATTATAACCCCATATATTTTCTAAATGATCATTCATCGAGTTTAAGTCAGAAAATCTTAATTTTTTACCTGAGCATATTGATAAAAATGTTTCTGGTGAACAATAGTGATAAAAAATTAAATCATTTGGATAACTTTTTATAATACCCATGAATTCTTCATATGAAGTATTCGTCATATAATCTCAACTTAAGTCACTCTGAAGTCGCATAACTTCTATTTATGTTAAATAAGATATCTAAGACTATGGCCTACACAACACTGTTTGTTGCCACAACTCAGTAATGTCAATCCTTACGATCATAATTCACATTGCTCAGTATTCCAAGTAACATAATCAAGGTTGGGCTGCAGGTATGTTTTTTGAATGGTTAGTTTCAGACTTAAATGCTGAACAACTAAGAGCCTATGCCCTACTCGTATGGATAGTATCAGAAGTTTGGTTCATTCTAGGAATTTTTGTTCCAGAATTTAGATTTCATAATTTAAATCAGTAAAATTATTTTTCCTTGCCTGTCTCATTACATTCAAATTCTAAACCTCTCATTTTTCTATTCGCTCAGGTTATAATAATAGCCTTCCCAAATATGATTGATCTATTATGAACGCCTCCAATGACCCTCTACACGGCAAAAAACTTGCTGACATTCTGGATGAATTATTGGACTACTATGGTGGCTTTGAAGGTTTGAGTCGTAAAATAGAAATTAGATGTTTTTGTATAGATCCAAGTGTTAAGTCATCATTACGATTCTTACGTACTACTCCATGGGCGCGTGAAAAAGTTGAAAGCTTATATTTGTATGTCTTACGCCAAAAAGCCAAACAGAAATCGTAATTATCAGAATTCTAATGCCTTCACTGATCTATTTGTAACAATGTCTCAGCAACGTGAATCTCCACAATCATCATTCACGTTGCCAAGCATTCAAAACGACATAGTGCGTGTTTTGTATTAAGGTCGAGATAAGTCAGTTTTTGTTGTATTGTTTATATTTGCTTTAGTAGAACGAATAGATAACTTGTCACGCTTCATAAAGTAAGTACAGAAAATCGCAAATATTGCCATACCTATAATATAGTTAATAATTAAATGAGGACTTCCCGCGCCTATACTCAAAAGCTTGGTCGCAATTAAAGGTGCTAAGCCTCCACCAATGACGCCAGCAAACTGCACAGAAATTGAAATACCACTGTATCGGATTTCAGTTGGAAATTGTCGAGCAAACAACTGAGATTGCGGTGCGTACATGAGTGGGAAAACCACACCAATGGCCAATACAATTGCAAGCCAAACCAGAAAAGGATCTTTGGTATCCAACATACTAAAGAATGGATAACAGTATAGTGCAAGTACCAATAAGCCAGACATAAACATATTTCTTTGGCCTACCTTATCAGACAGATGTCCAAATAAAGGGGTCATTATCATAATCAAGCCACCTCCACAAATTGTGGCAAATAGAATATCTTGACGCGCAATGCCAAGTTTAGTGGTGGTATAGGCAAGTGCGAAGGTAGAAGCTATATAGAACCATGCATTTTCAGCAGCACGGGCAAAAATAATGGTAAGAAGCTCTTTAGGATGATTTTTAAAAACCTGCAATGCCGGTACTTTAATTTCTTTTGCCTGATCCTTCACTTTTTCAAAATCAGGGGATTCTGGTACTTTTACTCTTATATACCAACCCACACCGAGTAGAACGATACTTATCAGAAATGGGATTCTCCAGCCCCAACTAAATAATGCAGCCTCTGGTAGCATAGATACCAGCCCTAAAGCAATTGATGCAAGCATGAGTCCACCACCTGCACTGGCTTGAGGTAAGCTTCCCCAAAAACCTTTGCCGCCTTCGGGTGCGTGTTCAACTGCCATTAAAACTGCGCCACCCCACTCTCCTCCCATAGCCATACCTTGAATAAAACGCAATATCACCAGACACACTGTTGCCCAGTAACCGATACTTTCATAGGTAGGCAATAGACCAATTAGCACAGTGGGAATACCCATCATTATTAAGGTAGTTAACAACATGGCTTTACGGCCAATTTTGTCTCCAAAATGGCCAAATACAATTCCTCCCAAAGGTCGACCAATAAAACCGACGGCATAAGTGGCAAATGCAGCCATGACTCCCATTAATGGATCTAGATTTGGAAAAAACAGTTTGTTAAAAATTAACGCAGCCGCAGCACCGTAAATGAAAAAGTCATACCATTCGATGGTTGTTCCCACCATACTCGATATACCCGCCAGACGATGTGAAGGCTTTTTACTTTGAGTAGATGATTCTTGTACGTGTTTCATTGTTATTTATCCCTCTTATTCTTTGAGCTGTGTCATCCGTGACTCGCTTTGTTATTTAAAATAAATTCCATCTATTTTTAACAAAGCGAATCTTTATGTTGCTTACTCCATACTGGCCAGAATTTTTCCAGTGTTTTTTTAAATTCGGTATTATCAGTTTGCCACTTCGGATTTTTGTCTTTATCGACAATCAATGCTCTTACGCCTTCAATAAAATCTCCTTGCTGTAACCAGATATCCTGCAAGCCGCGTTCTAACTGCATACATTTTTCAAGCGAAAGATTTTGACCAACCTGCTGTAACTTCAAACTGATTTGTTTTGCCATTTCAGGACGTTGTTCTAAAATCGCTTGCATTTTCTTGATCCAGTCCTGATGAAGAGTATCGTTGGCATCGGCTAAGCCCTGCTCAATTTCATTAATGTCAGGATAAGAAAAATACTGATTAATCAGGTCGATATGTTGTTGTAATTCGCTTTCTTGCGGATGAGTGATAGATGAGCTAATGATGGTTCGGATTTCTACCGGATTGAGAATGGGTGCAACACTTAATGCGTGTTCTAGCGCGACAAAATGCTCACTTGGCACATGATAATCCACCAGATCCAGATATAACGCATCACTACTACTGATCTGTGCTCCAGTGAGCGCCATATAGACACCAACTTCATCGAGTCTGGATAGAAAATAAGTCGCCCCAACATCTGGGAAAAAGCCAATCGCCGTTTCCGGCATAGCGAAACGCGATTTTTCACTGGTAATTTTGATATGACAGGCCTGAGCAAGCCCAAAGCCGCCACCCAGCACATAGCCATCCATCATGACGATGACAGGTTTTGAATAATTACGTATTGTACTGAGCATGGTATATTCAGTAGCAAAAAAATCTTGGTATTGCGTGTTTCCAGCCTGATAACTGTCATACAGATAGCGTATATCACCACCTGCGCAAAATGCTTTCGCAGCATTGGATTTGATGAGCACAGCTTGTACTTGCGAATCCTCTCGCCATTGATCGAGCTGCGCCTGAATACCCCGAATCATTTCTAGAGTTAAAGCATTTAAATGGCTGCTACGGTTTAAACTTATAATGCCTAAAGCACCTTCGCTTCGAATTTCCAAATCGTGATGATCATTCAT